CTGCGACTTTACACTTGTGACGTAGTATACTTACTATCTACGCACTTAAAAGTAAATTTTACGGATCTTAACCCAACAATGAAAGCTCTCTATTTGAATGCTTTCTGTTTGTTCCTGATTGTCTGTTCTACAAACGCTGCTCAAACAACTGCAGCTATGAACGATCTTGAATCAGCCTGGAAATTCGACCTCCATGGATTCTCTGTGAATCCTGAACGATGGGATGATGCATTGCGTTTACGCATGTATCAAGTCGGCACTGCCGCTGCTTATGCTGCTACTCTTCCTTGCTCTCTACCGCACACATTAATGTTTGCGCTAGTTATGTTCGGAATGGTACGCCTAAGTTGGCTACTTGTCGCTGCTAGTTGTCTAGCTCTCCATGGTTACAAACGCAAAAACCGCGTTTTTTTAGGCATTGGTTTGGCCTTGGCATATGCTTTGGCCTTTGGAACCAAGTTGATTTAACTTGTTCACAATCAACCTCCCCCCTTGACCCCACAGACTTTCATCTCTACACACGCTTTTACCTCCCCCCCGTTTTAACTAAAGAATTTGATATAATGATAAATAGAAATATCACATCTTTGATACCCTCTTCAGTGAGCGGTCTGGAACGCCCCACCAACTTACATGTATACATCGGTAAGACTGATCCTCAGTGCTACCATCAGTACATCTATGATGTCTGGCCATTTTCCGGTGATAACTATGAGACATACTGCAAGCGTGAACTCCTAAAAATGGAGTGCACTTTTGTTGATGTTGATACTGTCACCGACAAAATCGTCGGTCTACGCGACCAGATAACCCTCACTTGTTTAGGTATTAAAGGTAACTCCCTCCAAATTTCACATGATTTAGATAACAATTGGATTCGATTAACTTCCCTCCCTTATAACAACGTGTTTGGACCCGTACACTATTACATGATTGATGATCATTACCACTGGATAACACCTATGGTGTATGATTTTGGACTCACTTTCAATGGTTCTCGTTACTTCAACGCCGCCCTGAAAGGATCTAGACGTCAATGGCTCTCAACGAGCCATTTTGTTTATTCCATTACAAAAACACATCACCTCATGTTTGCTGAATTTCCTGCCGTGTGGCCTGGTGACAGTGTTACTCTTAAACGTTTAACATATGCATCRAGACTGCACCRCAGYGACTGCTCAGTGATTTATRGTTACGTAGCCAACACTGAAACTAATCCCCCCTTAATGACACAGATTAGGTACGACGAAGTTCCGAAAGATACAGGGATCCCATTACGTATGGGTACCCCTCAAGCTTTTGGGCTTTGCCCCGTTAAAACAAGAGAAAATTTAATTCACAATTCAAAATTAATCCCCACCACCCATAACCAGGAAACCTCCTGGTACCAGGATATGTTTAAGTGGCTCTTCACCACTATAACAGGATTTTTTAGCACATTCCTCCAATCGCTTCTTGGTTATGATTGGCAGACTATTATGGTGATAGTGGGCCTAACCCACTACATCTCCACTGCCTTAACCGGAAATCCGATCGTTGGTCTTATGATATCGATTTATGCACTTTATTATTCTTTAAACTTCCATTAGAATATACCTGGCCGAAAGGCTATGCACTAAGCAGGGTTCTAATGGACGAGCTACACGCTATTCTTTGCCTTAACGGCTATGCACTAAGAAAGGACGTGATCTTCTCGTTAAATAAACACGGGTATTCTTGGCTTGACACACTCAAGTTATGACTCAAGGCCCGAGTGTGTTAACACCTACAAGGGTGTTTTCACACAGGATTGGAAAACGCGAACAGGTGTCTTTTTTCCTGAAAACTTTTAAAGACACAAGTGTCCTCAGTGACGCTCCACGATATACTTGGATTCCCGTAAAAAAGGAATTTATGACTCAAGGTCGTGATCCATGAGATGGAAGGATATACTTGATACCTAAGATAGAGCAAAAATTCGACGCTGTAAACTTCCGAGGTTACAGCACAGGCCTCGCCAAAAGGTATTATGACTCAAGGTCCGGCAGAAGGAACACAGTTTCATTTCAAATCAATTGCCTCTGTAATGGCGGTCCAACCTACAAGTTTTATGCCCGCCTACTGGAGCTACACTTACTGGGCTTGTAGCCACTGGACTACCCTCGTCTCAGAAGCATTGTTGGCCGA